TACGCTACTCGCAAGGTCATGTAACTTTTTTCCTGTCTTGATTCCCTGTTCAATCAACGCTATTCCTGATTTACAAGCAGCGTATGCGGATAATGGATCAAGCATTTTACACTTTCATAAAGATAGAAATTAAAGCCACCACCACAGCAACAGTATTACCCATGATAATTGTTTCTAATCTTTTGATTCTAGATTTAAGATCTCCAATATTTTCATGGATATTATTGTAGCGTTCCAAACATACTTCTTCATGCTTAGATATTCTCGCTTCGTTCTTATCTGCTTTAGTTACCATAATCCTATCTTCTATCGTTTATACTATTTTTTTCTAAACAAATCTGCATCTGCTTTCTTCACAGTTGACTTACCTTTAGCATGAGCTTTCAATCTAGCTACTGCCCAGGCATGAGCTGACATTCCCGCTTTCGAGCCTGATGCAAAAAAAGCTCCAAGTCCTCTACGATAAATCTTGTTTGCTCTATCCGCACCAAACATTTTTTTATATTTCTCTGGAGCTGCCATACTATTTCTTTTTCTTCCTTAGTTTTTTTA